TTACGCCATGTTTGGCGGAGCAACCGGAACAACGAGCACAACATCTGGCGGTATGTATATAGCGCCCACTCCTGATCAAAATTATAAGTTTAGGATATATTATACAATGATGCCTAAAAGCTTGGTTACAGAAACGAGTGGAACATATATTAGCCAGTATTTTCCAAGTGGGCTATTATATGCATGTTTAGTCGAGGCATATGGCTTTTTAAAAGGTCCTGCAGACATGTTGACATTATACGAAAATAAATATAAACAAGAGGTACAGAAGTTTGCAGGAGTGCAAATTGGAAGACGTAGAAGAGATGATTACACTGATGGAACAGTAAGAATACCAGTGCAGTCACCTTCACCGTAAAAGGAGAACAACTATGGCAATAACATCGGCAATATGCACAAGTTTTAAAGTAGAAATTTTAAAAGGAGTTCACAACTTCACAGCTTCTACTGGTGATACATTTAGATTAGCTCTTTACACAAGCTCTGCAACTTTAGGAGCATCAACACCTGCATACACAACATCTGAAGAAATTACAGGCACTGGATACACTGCAAAAGGAAACGCCTTAACGAGTGTTACACCTGTAGCAGATGGCACAACAGCAGTTTGTGATTTCGCAGATACTAGTTTTACGTCTGCAACATTTGTAGCTAACGGATGTTTAATATTTAATGATTCTGCAACTGGAGACCCTGCAGTTTGTGCAGTGGCTTTTGGAGGGGACAAAACAGTTTCTTCAGGAACATTTACAATTCAATTTCCAAACGCAGCAGCGACAACAGCTATAGTCAGAATAGCATAAGGAGTAAGTCCTTATGTCGGCAATCCGAACATTTACAGTCACGGTGGTCAGCACCGGTTCTGGAAATAAATACGTCATAGATGGTGTTCAACAAGATACTATAAATCTTGCGGAAGGTTATACTTATTTATTTAATTATCCTTCAGCTCACCCATTTAGATTTTCTACAACATCAGATGGCACACATAATTCTGGAACCGAATATACAGAAGGCGTAACAGTAAATAGTTCAACACAAGTTCAAATAACTGTTGCTGCTTCAGCACCAACTCTATATTATTATTGTTCTATTCACCCTAACATGGGTGGACAAGCTAACACCGTAGATGCAAACGCATGGGGGATGTTACAATGGGGTCAAAATGAATGGAGCGATCAAAATTCTGTTGATCTTACATTAACAGCACCATCTGGTTTATCATCTGCAGTAGGTTCAGTAGAGGCATTTTCTGAAACAGGTTGGGGATCTGATACTTGGGGTGTGGAAAACTGGGGAGCTAGTGGACTTACTCTAGAATTAACAGCACCAACTCAAATGACTGCAGAAGTTGGTGAGTTTGAAAATGCAGGAACATTAGTTGGATGGGGTAGAAATGGTTGGGGTGAAGAACCTTATGGAGATTCATTTAATGATTTAGTCCAACCTGCTGGAGTAGGTGCATCAGTAAGTGTGGGTTCTTTAACAACAGTTCAGATGGCTGTTGGACTTACAGCTCCAAGTGAAGCAACAACATCAGTCGGATCATTAAATACAGAGATAACAGCTCCTATAACAGCTCCGAGTGAAGCAACAACATCAGTAGGATCTTTAGACATAGAAATAGGGGTTCCTATAACAGCTCCAAGTGCAGCAACCGCTAGTGTTGGTGGTATAATTCTTGATGCAATAGAGATTGGATTAGTTGCTCCAAGTGGTTTGACAGCTAGTGTAGGATCTATAGGAGAAACAATAGGTCAAGTTTTATCGGGTCAAGTAGCTACAAGTAGCGTGGGCTCAATTGTTCCTGAAATAGTAGTGCCAATAAGCACAGCTGGAGTAGGAACTTCTGCTGTAGGAGCTATTTCTCCAGATCAAATTACTGTAGGATTATCTAGTTTAGAAGCAACATCTAGTGTTGGACAATTAGGAATTAGAGCATATGTTAATGTTGATATTGACGGAAATACAAGTTATAATGATGTTGACGTCGAAGGAAATACATCATATACAGATGTTAACGCAGCGTAGGAGAAATTATGGCATCAAGTTTTACGAATTTAGGTATTGAACTAATGGCTACTGGTGAAAACGCCGGTACATGGGGAAATAAAACAAATACCAATTTACAAATAGTACAACAAATTTCAGGTGGATATCAAGAACAAGCTTTAACAAGTGGTGGCACAGTCGCTTTAGCAAAAACAGATGGTGGAACTGGTGCAACTATTGCAAATAGAGTTTGGAAATTAACAGGTGCATTAACAGGATCAGCTGTGGTCACTGTTACTGATGGTGTAGAAAATTTTTATATAGCTCACAATGGTTCAACAGGAGCTCAAACAGTTCAATTAAAAACTGTAACAGGAACTGGAACTACATGGGCAACAACAGATAAAGGACATAAAATAGTATATTCTGATGGAACTAATATTGTAGATGTATTAGCTGATTCTTCAGAAATAGGATTATCTAATCAAAACCCTTTAAAATTTAAAGATGCAGATGATTCTAATTTCTTTGCTTTAAAAGCGCCAGCAACTATTGGTTCTAGCGTAACATTAACCTTGCCTAGTGCAGATGCTACAGCATCTGGTCAAGCTTTAGTTTCTGATGGAGCTGGAACCCTATCTTTTGCTAGTGCAGGAATTTCAACAGGAAAAGCTATTGCAATGGCTTTAATTTTCGGATAAAAGGAGACAATTATGGCAAATCCAAATCTAGTAAATGTAGCAACGATTAACGGTGGTAACTTAGGTTTTAACTTAGGTTCATCTGCAACAGCAACTTTGTTAACAGTTGCTACCGATAAAATTTTAAAAATAAATAGAATAACAGTTGCAAACGTAGATGGAAGTTCTGCAGCAGATGTAGATTTATTTGTTGATGGTTTAGGAAATGGAGCGGCAGGAATTACTGCTACAGGATCTGCAACAGTTTATTTAGCAAAAACAGTCTCAGTCCCGGCTGACGCAACGTTAGTTATTTCGGACACGCCTATTTATCTTATGGAAGGCGATATATTAAAAGGTGGAGCGAGTGCTTCAGGAGATTTAGATTTATTCATATCATATGAAGTGTTAGACGACGCGTAGGAGGTTTAGATTATGGCTGGAAATGGCGGAGTAATTGGACCACCTAATACTGTACAAGCAGCAGTTAATCAAAGTGAAGTTATCACAACAAAAACATCTTCTGGATGTTTAACATTACAACCAAACACAACTGAAATTACCGCAGTTATAGTTGCAGGTGGTGGCGGTGGTGGTAACAAATCATCAGGTGGTGGTGGAGGTGGTGGTTTAAGAAATATTCCAATAGCAACAACAGGTGGTTCTACAATACCAATAACAGTTGGCGGAGGAGGTGCAGGTGCACCTGCTCTTCCAGCGAAAGGAACTTCAGGTGTTGCAAGTTCAATTGTAGCAAAATGTGTAACTTATACTTCTGCAGGTGGTGGTGGAGGGGGTAGTGATGGAGATGGTCAAGGAGCAGATGGTGGATCTGGTGGTGGTTCTGCAAATAATATTACACCAGGTGGAGCAGGTAATACACCTCCTGTTGCACCGCCTCAAGGAAATCCAGGTGGTGGTTCTTACTCACCAGGACCAGGTGGAAATACTGGTGGTGGTGGAGGTGGAGCTGGTGGTGCTGGTTCAAATGCACCTTCTGTGCCTACATCAGGAGCTGGTGGACCAGGAGCAGATGTAAGTCCGACTTTTCCAAGTGCACCTAATTCAGGAGTTTTTGCTGGTGGTGGTGGCGGTGGAGCAAACGGAGGTCCTACTACTGCAGGAGCTGGTGGACCAGGTGGTGGAGGTGCTGGAAATAATAGTGGAAGTGGTTCGTCAGGATCAGGAAATACTGGTGGTGGTGGCGGTGGAGCTGGAGGTGGCTCTGGATCTGGTGGTGCAGGTGGATCAGGAATAGTTTTAATTAAAGAGCCGGCGATTTGTAGACCTAAAAGTGCTTCAGGTGTTTGGGACATAAACACAGTTTATGATTTAGTCAAAGAAGGTGAGTGGCAAGGATTTAACGTTCAAAGTTACAGTTTAAATTATTTAGTAGTCGCTGGTGGTGGCGGTGGTGGTACAAGATACTCTGCTTCAGGAGCTCAAGATGGTGGTGGAGGTGGAGCTGGAGGTTATAGAGCTTCTGGTTTTGGTCCAAGTCCATTACAAGGTTCAGCGTTATCTTTTTCTAACGTAGTTGTAGGATCGAGTTATGTGGTTACAGTTGGAGCTGGTGGAAGTGGAGCACCTTTTCCTGGTGGTAATGGAACAAATGGTACTGATTCAATATTTAATGTATGCGGTTCAGCACCTGTAAAAATTACATCAACAGGAGGCGGTAGAGGTGGTACTCATGGCGGAAGTCATGGTGGAACTGATGGAGGATCAGGTGGTGGAGGTACTGCTGCAAGTCCTGGTGGATCAGGTAATACGCCACCAACAACTCCGCCACAAGGTAATGATGGAGCTACAGCTACAGATCCACAAGGAGCTGGTGGCGGAGGTGGAGCAACAGCTGCTGGTAATGGTGGAGCAGAGCCAAATCCTGGAGGTGCAGGAGCACCAAATTTAATTACAGGGTCTGATGTAACTTATTCAACAGGTGGTGCTGGAGGAACTTGTGGTGCTGCAGGATCAGATAATACAGGAAATGGTGGTGATGGTAGAGGTAATAATAACCCAGCAGGAGCAGGAGGTTCTGGAGTTGTAATTGTCCGTGGACCTAGTGCATTAACTTTTGCTGTAGCACCTGGAACTAATTCAACATCTACTCATCCTGGAGGAGATAAAATTGCAACATTTACTGTATCAGGAACATTGACTGTAAGTTAAAAATGACTTATAAATTAGGAGGATAAAAATATGGCACACTTTGCAGAAATAAAACAAGAAACAGACGAATTCGATAGCTCAAAACAAAATTGGGTTGTTCAAAGAGTTGTAGTTGTAGGTAATGATGTATCTACAGCAGCGGGACCTCTAGGAGAAAATGATATGCACGTTGATGGTGAATCATGGTGTATTAATTTTTTCAAAGGTGGAACTTGGAAACAAACTTCTTATAATAATAATTTTAGAAAAATGTATGCAGGAATCGGATACATATACGATTATGCAAAAGATAAATTTTTAGGACCACAACCTTTTGCGTCATGGTCATTAGACGCAAATGATGATTGGAAAGCACCAATTGAATATCCTTCAATTACAACAGAAGGTGATGTGGGATATCGTATATATTGGGATGAGAATTCATACAACGCCGATAATACAAAAGGTTGGAAAGCAAACAAATCAGACGACGAAGCGGAAACACCAACAGTTTACGATTGGAACGGCACAGCTTGGGTGTCCGCATAGGGGGACACAATGCCAAGAAATAAATCTGGCTCGGCAAATGGTGGTATATTAGGAGCAATAAATAAATCTTCTTTTGGTAAAAATACTGTTACAACTAAAACCTCTTCAGGAAATATCACAACACAAGCAGGAACTAGAATAATTGATACTTTAGTAATTGCTGGAGGTGGATCAGGAGGAAATGATGCTGGTGGCGGTGGTGGAGCAGGAGGTATGTTGCCTACTACAAACGTAAATGTATGTGGTTCAACTGCTTATGCAGCAGTTATTGGCGCCGGTTCAGCTAACCCAGGAAGTCCACAAAGTTTTGGTGTCAAAGGAAACAATTCAACTTTAACAATAGGATGCACAGTTTTAACAGCAACAGGTGGTGGAGGTGGAGTATTTGGAAACACTCCTGATTGTGTAAAAGATGGTGGTTCTGGTGGTGGAGGAAGAGGTTCTGGAACAGGCGCATGTAAAGGTGAAGGAATAGTCGGTCAAGGAAATGATGGAGGATCCGGATGCAGAGGCGGCGGTGGTGGTGCTGGAGGTGCAGGTGGAACTTCTCCTAATAATATAAGCGGTGGTGCTGGTGGAAACGGTTTAGCAAACAATATTACAGGTTCATGTGTTACTTATGCTGGTGGTGGTGGAGCAGGTTCAGAACCCCCTGGTACGGGTGGCGCTGGTGGCCCAGGTGGTGGTGGTAAAGGTGGAGATAGACCAGGACCAGGAGCAACAGGACAAGCAGGAACACCAGGAACAGCAAACACTGGAGGCGGTGGTGGTGGTTCAGGTGGAGGACCAACTAATACTGCAGCAGGAACAGGTGGATCAGGAGTGGTCATTACAAAAGAATTAAATAAAGCAACTGGTGTGTGGTCAATGCAAAGTCAATTTCAAGCAAGAAAAGATGATACTTGGCCTCAACCATCGTTCACAGTAAATTACCTAGTAATCGCTGGTGGTGGAGGAGGAAGTACAAGTGCTTCTCCAACATTCACTGCTGCTGGTGGTGGAGGAGCTGGTGGTTATAGACATACTTCAATTGATCTATTTGCACCCGGAACATTTGCAGTAGTTGTTGGTGGTGGAGGAACTGCAGGAAGTGCAAGTAATCCTTTACCTGGTAGACAAGGAAGTGTATCAAGTTTTGATGCCTGCGGAGCTTTAGAATTAGTATCAGCGGGTGGTGGATCAGGTGCTGATGGTTTCTGTGGACAACCAGGAACAGGTCCTTCTCCTTCTAATTATAAACAGGCGGCTCAAGCTGGTGGATCTGGTGGTGGTGGAGCTTGTCAAGGATCAAGAAAATGTGGAGCAGCAGGTAATACTCCTCCCGTAAGCCCACCTCAAGGTAATCCAGGAGGAACTGCACCTGGTAGCATTGGTGATGGTGGTGGCGGCGGTGGTGGAGCCGGTGGAGCTGGAGGTAATACTTCACCTGCAGATGCGGGTGGTGCTGGTGGAGCAGGATCTTCTGCTTGGCCAGGTGACTGTACAGTAAGAGCCGGTGGTGGTGGCGGAGGAGGTGGTGGACCAACTTCTCCTGGATCAGGCGCGAGTGGTGCTCCCGGAGCCGGAGGCTCAGGTGGTGGTGGAACTGGTGCAGCTGGATCCCCAGCAAGACCTGTAAAT